TACAGTACGAAGATAGTTACAACGGAACGTTTACTCAAAGACGAGCAGTTATATACACAATGAATTTTACTGCCAAAACATATCTATATGGACCAATGAGTAATCAGAAAGTTATTAGAGAAGTAAAAGATGACTTAGCTACAGATATGCCAAACGCAAGTAGAGAAGAAAGAATAATCATAACACCAAATCCAGCAAGTGCAAACGCTGATGATGATTTTGGTTTCACAACACAAATATTAAACTTTTCCGATGGTAAGAGTTTTAATCCGACAACAGGCAATGATGAGTAATTTATATGAACAAAAAATTAGAGAATTCAGTTAATGAAATATTAGGTTTAGACCCGGTCTCAGAAGATATTACAGAGAACGAAAACCAAATGGTTGTTAAAGAAACACCAAAGGTGCCTAGAGTAGAAGACAAAGACAAAGGTGATATTGATAATGATTATACTCACAGTAGAGAAAATTATTATAACCTTATAGATAAAGGTAACGAAGCAATCGAAGGTATTTTAGAGATTGCTAAAGAGGGTCAACACCCTAGAGCATATGAAGTTGCTGGACAACTTATCGCTAACGTAGCTACTACAGTAGATAAACTACAAGACTTACAAAAAAAATTAAAAGACTTGAAGGCCGAAACTAAAAGTGCTGATACTAAAATTCAGAACGCTCTCTTTGTCGGTTCAACAGCAGAGTTACAAAAGATGTTGAATAGAAAAGAAACGCCGGAGAGTAGAATGGAAAAACAGACCGAAAATGAAATTGTTGAAGGCAAAACTGGTTAACAGCAAAAAGATTGTTGTTGCATTAGATAATATTAAATATATCAAGTCTATGCCACCACTACAAGAGTTGATGAATGGTGAAGAATTAGAACTGCCAATAGAAGTATGGGAATATAAAAAAGGCACAGGTGAAAAAACTGGTGTTAATGGCACCACATATATTCATAAACCATACATGACATTTAGAGGCAGTCAAAGAGTTAATGCAGCTATACGATTAGGTTATACACACATAGAAGCCTTAGTAATTAAGGACGAAGTATGGCTTAGTCATTTTATGAGGGAAAGTGATGACACACGTTGTTAATGAAAGTTGTATTAAATGCAAACTTATGGACTGTATCGAAGTTTGTCCAGTTGATTGTTTTTATGAAGGCAATAATATGTTGGTCATTAATCCAGACGAATGTATTGATTGTGGCGTTTGTGTACCAGAGTGTCCAATTGACGCAATTGTTACAGACGACAAGGCAACAGATTTAATGATAAAGGTTAATGAAGAGTATTCTAAAATATGGCCAAATATAACAGAGAATGAAGTATCTCCGTTTGGTGATAAACATAAAGATGAAGATGATAAGTACAATAAATATTTCAGAGAGAATATAAAATAATGACAGACGCATATCTAGGTAACCCCAATCTAAAAAAGATTAATACTCCGGTTGAGTTTACTAAAAAACAAATTATAGAGTATCAGAAGTGTGCCGCTGACCCATTATACTTTATGGAAACTTATATTCGTATTGTATCACTTGATGATGGTCTTGTACCTTTTAAGATGTATCCTTTTCAGAGACACATTGTACAAACAATACATGATAATAGATTTACTATTTGTAAACTACCAAGACAGTCTGGTAAGTCCACAACCACAGTTTCATATCTATTACATTATGCATTGTTTAATCCTAATAGTAACATTGCTATTCTTGCCAACAAATCATCTACTGCTAGAGATATCTTAGGCAGAGTACAACTTGCTTATGAGAATTTACCAAAGTGGTTACAACAAGGTGTTATCAACTGGAACAAAGGTAACATTGAATTAGAAAACAAGTCGGTCATTGTGGCAGCTGCAACATCTTCAAGTGCTATTCGAGGTGGTTCATTCAACATCATCTTCTTAGATGAATTTGCTTTCGTACCTACCAATATTGCCGAGGCCTTCTTTAGCTCAGTTTATCCTACAATTTCTTCTGGACAAAAAACTAAAATGATAATCGTATCCACACCTTACGGTATGAATATGTTTTATAAGTTATGGACAGACGCAGAGAATAAACGAAACGATTATGTTCCTATTGAAGTGCATTGGTCAGAAGTTCCAGGCAGAGATGAGAAATGGAAAGAAGCAACAATAAGAAACACCTCACCTGAGCAGTTTCAACAAGAGTTTGAATGTGAATTCTTAGGTTCAGTAGATACCCTTATCAGTCCTTCTAAAATTAAAACCCTTGCATATATGGACCCCTTGACTACAAGTGGTGGTGTAGATGTATTTGAACACCCTATAAAAGGTAAAGAATATGTTTGTACAGTTGACGTTGCAAGAGGTGTAGAAAAAGATTACTCGGCGTTTGTAATATTTGACGCAACACAAATGCCTTATAAAATTGTAGCAAAGTATAGAAGTAACGAGATTAAACCTATTTTGTTTCCTCACATTATCAAAAAAGTTTGTGACGCATACAATAAGGCAAATGTATTAATTGAGGTCAATGACCTTGGTCAACAGATTGCAGAAGCAATGCAATTTGAATTAGAATATGATAATTTATTAATGACTACACAAAGAGGTCGTGCTGGTCAAATATTAGGTGCAATGTTTAGTGGTAGAGGTTCATCACTAGGTGTAAGAATGACTAAACAAATTAAGAAGATTGGTTGTTCTAATATCAAAACATTGATTGAATCGGATAAACTTTTAGTAAATGACTTCAACATTATTGGCGAGATGAGTACCTTTGTAAGACGAGGTTCATCATGGCAGGCAGAAGATGGTTGTAATGACGATTTGTTCATGTGTTGTGTGATATTCGGTTGGTTGAGTAACCAACCATTTTTTAAAGAATTAACGAATACTAACGCAAGACAAATGTTGTATGAGGAACAAGAGAAATTGATAGAACAAGATATGGCACCCTTTGGATTTATTGATGATGGAACACCAGATGAGTTGAAAAGTGAAGTAGATGAGTATGGTACGGTCTGGCATCCAGTAGTGACACACAAAGGATTGTAGGGTTCCTAGGTCTTATAAATATCAGTAAGGATTGAACTTTGACTATGGACTTATGAATAATAAGAATGTTGAATATTTTAAAATTAAAAGGTAATTAAAAGGAGACAACCTAATGGCATTTCAAGTATCACCAGGTGTTCTCGTACAGGAAAAAGACTTAACTAGAATTATTCCTGCCGTTTCAACTTCTATAGGCGCTATTGCTATCAAAGCAATTAAAGGTCCATTAGATGAAGTGGTAAGTATTTCTAGCGAGCAAGAATTAGTATCTATGTTTGGTAAACCCGACACTTCAAACTTTGAAGATTGGTTTACAGCCTCAAACTATTTACAATATTCTAATGCTCTAAGAGTTGTCCGTGTTCAGAACTCAGGAGTAAGCAACGCAACCGAAAGTGGTTCAGCGCTTGTAATAAAAAATACGACAGACTACACAAATAACTATGCAGACGGTTCAGGCTCAGTTGGCCTTTGGGCAGCTAGAAGTGCAGGAGTATGGGGAAATTCAATAGAAATTTCTACATGTCCTTCAGCGACAGCTTACGAAGAAGCAACTAAGACTACTGTTAACGACTCAGCTACGGCTATTGGAGACACAGTTGTTACTGTAACTTCAGCAGTTGGTATAGTTGCAGGCGACATAGTAAATTTTGGAGACAACTACGAATACAGAGTAATATCTATCTCAACTAACGATTTAAATATTGTTAGAAAAGATGAGCCAGCATACTTCGGTGTGGCTGACTCTTCAGGCCTACACCAAATTATCACAGACGGTGCAGCTGTAAGACGAAGATGGCAACATTACGACCTATTCAACAAAGCACCAGGAACATCACCATTCGTTGCAACATTAAGTGGTTCAAATGACGAACTACACATTGCTGTAATTGATAAAGATGGAGCAATTAGCGGAATTAAAGGTACTATCTTAGAAACATACGGAGCAGTTTCAAAAGCTTCTAATGGTAAGACAGCACAAGGTTCTACTAACTACTATCCTGATGTTCTTTACGCACAATCAAACTACATCTACTGGATGGACCACAACGCAGCTGGTTCTACTTGGGGTCAAGCGGCCGCTAACACTGTATTTACAGACGTAACAGCTGTATCAAATGTTAGTTTACAATCTGGTTCAGATGGTTCTGCTTCAACTACAGGTCAAAAGATGATTGCTTACCAAAAGTTTGCAGACTCAGAGACAGTTGACGTAGGTTTAATTATGGCCGGAGCCGGTGACGCAACTCACATTGGTAACTTAATCACAATCGCAGAAAACAGAAAAGACGCAATCGTATTTGCTTCTCCTGAAAGAAGTGATGTTGTTAATGTTGCTGACGCAAACCAACAAAAGAATAACGTGGTAGGATTTTTTAATACTATCCAATCATCTTCTTATGTTTTGTTTGACAGTGGTTACAAATACATGTACGACAGATACGCTGACGTATATAGATATGTACCATTAAACGGTGACATGGCTGGTCTATCAGCAAGAACAGACTTAATCGCAGACGCTTGGTATTCACCAGCAGGCTTTAACAGAGGTATTGTTAGAGGCGCAGTTAAGTTAGCATTTAATCCAACTAAAGCACAAAGAGACGAACTATACAGAGCAAGAATTAATCCTGTTGCAACCTTCCCAGGCCAAGGTACGGTTCTTTTCGGTGACAAAACTGGATTATCAGCACCTTCAGCATTTGACAGAATAAATGTTAGAAGATTGTTCATTGTTTTAGAAAAAGCAATTGCGACTGCTTCTAAATTCCAACTATTTGAATTCAATGATGAATTTACTAGAGCGAACTTTAGAAATATCGTAGAGCCTTTCCTTAGAGAAGTCCAAGGTAGAAGAGGTATTACAGACTTTTTAGTAGTCTGTGATGAAACTAACAACACAGGTGAAGTAATTGATAGAAATGAGTTTATAGCGGAGATTTTCATTAAACCTGCTAGAAGCATTAACTTCATTACTTTACAATTCATAGCAACTCGTACTGGTGTTTCGTTTGACGAAGTAGCAGGCGGTTAAGTTTAGAAAAGGAGAAATAATAACATGGCTAACATAAATGACTTCAAAGCTAAACTTGCAGGCGGTGGCGCAAGAGCCAACCAGTTTAAGGTTACAATGCCTTTTCCAGGTTACGCACAAGTTGGTGGAGAAATAGAAGACCTAGCATTCTTATGTAAGGCAACATCATTACCAGGTATGTCAGTACCTAGTTTTAATGTACCTTTCAGAGGAAGAAGCATTAAGATTGCTGGAGATAGAACGATAGAAGATTGGTCTATTACTGTTATCAATGATACAGATTTCAAACTAAGAAATGCGTTTGAAAGATGGTCAAATGGTATCAATAACATGACAGATAACGAAGGCTTAACTAATCCAGCGGATTATCAAGTTGACGCATTTGTCGACCAGTTAGATAGAAACGGTGCAACGATTAAAAGTTATACACTTAGAGGTGTATTCCCAACAATAATTGCTCCGATTGAATTGAGTTATGACGAAGCTACAGCGATTGAAGAATTTGCTGTGACTATGGCATACCAATACTTTGAATCAAATACGACTACTTAGTAGTAGTATAAATAGATAATGAACAGTAAAGGAATATAGTATGGCAGATTTATTTGGATTTTCTATAACAAGAACTGCTCCCAAGCAGGATCCAAAACAAAGCTTTACAACACCACAAGCGGATGACGGTACATCAACTGTCGCCGCTGGTGGTTATTTTGGTCAGTACCTTGACATGGAAGGCACTGCTAAAAATGAGCAGGATTTAATCAGACGTTATAGAGAAATAGCATTACACCCCGAGTGTGACATGGCAGTAGAGGACATTATCAACGAAGCTATCGTTGCGAATGAACTTAAAGACGCCGTGCAGTTAAACTTAGAAGACTTACCATTTGGTAAAGATGTTCGAAGAAAGATAGAGGAAGAGTTTAAAGAAGTCCTCCGTCTTATGAACTTCAATACTAGAGGGCATGATATTTTCAGACGTTGGTACGTTGATGGTCGTATTTTCTATCATAAAGTAATTGATAGAGAAAGCACACACAAAGGTATCACAGAGTTAAGATACATTGACCCACGTAAGATTAAAAAAATCAGAGAAATTAGGAAGATGAGACCTGACGGTCCTACTCCATATGGTCTATCAGTTGTTGACCAAATGCAAGAGTATTTTATCTTCAACGAAAAAGGTATTACAAATACTACATCTGGTGGAATTAAGATTGCTACAGACGCAATTGCTTTTGTACCATCTGGATTAGTAGACCAAAATAAAAATATGGTCTTGTCTTATTTACATAAGGCAATTAAACCAGTTAATCAATTAAGAATGATTGAAGACGCTGCTGTGATTTACAGAATCGCAAGAGCACCTGAAAGACGTATCTTTAAGATTGACGTAGGTAATTTACCTAAACAAAAGGCAGAACAATACCTAAGAGATGTTATGGCCAAGTATAGAAATAAACTTGTCTATGACGCACAAACAGGTGAAATCAGAGACGACAGAAACTATATGTCTATGTTGGAAGATTTCTGGTTACCAAGTAGAGAAGGTGGTCGTGGTACAGATATTACTACATTACCTGGTGGTCAAAACTTAGGTGAGATTGCAGACATTGAATACTTTAGAAGTAAACTTTATAGAAGTTTGAATGTTCCCGCTAGTAGATTAGAAGCGAACCAAGGTTTTAACATGGGTCGTTCTACTGAGATTACTAGAGATGAACTTAAATTTACAAAGTTTGTTCAAAGGTTAAGAAAGAAATTTACTGAACTCTTTAATGATATTCTACATACACAGTTAGTATTAAAAACTGTTATTGCGGAAGAAGATTGGGCTTTAGTAAAAGACCACTTACAATATGATTTCTTACAAGACGGCCATTTCGCAGAACTTAAAAATGCGGAGATGTTAATGGAACGATTGAGATTGGCTAATGAGATGAGAGATTACGTAGGTAAATATTACTCAGTTGAGTATATTAGAAAGAATGTCCTTAAACAAAACGCAAGAGAAATTGAGGATATTGATAAACAAATTAAACAAGAAGTTGATGATGGAATTATACAAGTGCCATCACAAGATAATGGAGAACTATAATGACAGAAAAAGTAGCAAGTTTTATTGACAGTCTAGGTAAGGGAGCAAATGCAGAAGCTGGTGAAGCTTTTAAAGACGCATTAAGAGACAAGGTTGCCTCTGCTTTAGACCAACAAAGAATAGACGTAGCAAAGAATATCTTTACTAATACACCAGGACAAGGTGACCAAGCGACAGCATTTAGTGACGCTAAACCATCTGTACTTAGTCCTGCTGAAAGAACGGATACGATACACGATACACAAGGTAACGAAATTGAGTTTACTGATAACGGTAATACTCAACCAGAACCTACAGCAGACGTACCTGAGGTATCTTCTGAACCGGCAGCCGAGGTTGGTGGCGATGAAAATATCTAATCTCTTTGAGAATAAGAAATTAGTAAATAGTAAAACTTTTGTGGGTTTACCACCTCTACATAAAGAGGCGGTGACCGACTTTTTTAAAGTTGTTGAAAAAGACCAAGGTTTGAGGCACGGTAAGAATATAGTTATGAATGTGGAAGAGGCGATTGATAAAGTTGCAGACTTCCATGAAATTAACACTTCTGTTATCTATGATTACATAGAAGCAGAAACAGAAGAACAATTAGGAGAAAAGTAAAATGGCAACATTTAAAATCTTGGGAGATGTAGTAAATGACCCTAGTGCAAATAATATTGGTTTAGCAACAGCAGTTAGAATAGTTGCAACAGCTGGTACTGTAACAGGTACAGTCAATCTTGCAGACGACACAAAGATTGGTGAATTTTATTTACATGCAGCTGGTGATGAAATTATTATCAGTAAAGACCCAACAGACGAAATTACATCAGCTACTAGTCATGCACATGCAGTATCAGTAGGCGGTTAATGACAATAGTAT